AAGGACAAGCTATATTCTTTGCATCATTCTTAAGACACAAAGTTGCACCAGTTAAAAAAGGTGTAAGAAAATCTTTAGTTATGTGGTTTGGAGGACCTCCGTTTAAGTGAGCCAGTTATATAAAAAAATATTATTTCCAACTGCTGTTTATTATAAAGATTTACCTAACGCTAAAGAACTTAATAAATATCTATTTAAAGAAATAAAAAAGTGGCGTAAAGCAGATCCTGAAGGAGAAAAGAAAACAAACTCTGGTTTTGGTTGGCACAGCAAAACAGATATGGATAAGCGAAAAGAATATACTCCATTAACAAAACAACTATTTGAAATGGCTTACGAGTGTAATAAAGATTATGGTATATCAGGTAAACTAGGACTAGGTAATATGTGGGCTAACATTAATCCAACTTATAGTTATAATAAAACACATACACATCCTAACTCTATGTGGTCAGGCGTGTACTACATCAAAGTACCAAAGAACTCAGGCAAACTATTTCTAGAAGATCCTAGACCAGGACCAAACACATACATGCCTAGAAGAGTTGACAATCTACCAGAAGCATTATGGAGAGTGTGTGCATATGAACCTACAGAAGGACGTTTGATTTTTTTTCCTTCATGGCAACCTCATGGTGTTGATATTAATATGAACACAGAAAAAGGTGAAAAGAATTGGAGAGTTTCAGTATCGTTTAATTTTATACAAATATGAGTTTTAAAAAAAATAAATACCAAGTTATAAGAGGCGCTGTATCAAAAGAGGTAGCAGCCCTAGCATATACGTATTTACAAATATCAGCAGAAGCAGATAATTGGATGTTAAATAATGGTGTTACACATCAAGGTAATCCTTTGCTAGGTAGATTTAACGATGTTCAAGTTCCAGGTTCCTACGCTAAATATAGCGACAGGTTAATGGAAACATTGTTAGTCAAAACTATAGAGGTAATGCAAAAAAAGACAGGGCTTAAATTAGTGCCTACTTATTCGTATACAAGACTTTATAGAAAAGGTAATATTTTAAGAAGACACAAAGATAGACCTAGTTGTGAGATATCAACTACATTAAATTTAGGTGGAGATGAATGGCCTATATTTATCGATCCTACGGGCTCTGACAACGTCATAGACGAGTACAAAGAGATACATAAGCCAGGAGCACCCAAAGGCATAAAAGTAGACCTAAAACCAGGAGATATGCTTATTTATTCTGGTTGTGAGCTAGAGCATTGGAGAGAGCCATTTCAAGGCAATTTGTGTGGTCAAGTATTCTTGCACTATAATCATGCAGATGGACAGTTTGCAAAAACCAATTTGTATGATAAAAGACCTATGCTAGGAATACTCAAATAAAGTTGAACAACAACGCAATCTATTATATTCTGGAGGTCTATGGCGTTACAAAAAATACAATTTGCACCTGGATTCAATAAACAGTTAACAGCAACTCAAGCTGAAGGTCAGTGGGTTGATGGCGACAATGTCAGATTTAGATACTCAACACCAGAGAAAATAGGTGGATGGCAACAATTAGGTGAAAACAAACTTACTGGTGCTGCTAGAGCAATGCATCACATTGTTAATAAATCAGGTAATAAATTTTCTATTATAGGAACAAACAGAATTTTATACGCATACTCAGGTGGTGTGTTTTATGACATACACCCGATTCGAGAAACAAACACACTTACTAATGCTTTTTCAACTACAAATAATTCAGCAGTAGTTACAATAACTTTTTCATCAGATCATGGTCTTACTGCAGGTGATATTATTTTATTAGATAATTTTTCTACCATTACTAACTCTAATTTTGGCGCGTCTGATTTTAATGATAAAACATTTATGGTAACCTCTGTAGAATCTTCGACCGCTATAACAATTACAATGCCTTCAACAGATGGAGGTTCTGGTGCTACCACTTCTGGTGGTATAAGAGTTCAGTCTTATTATAGTGTTGGACCTGCAGGACAACTTCCTGGTTTTGGTTGGAGTTTAGGTCAGTGGGGTGGAACTGTTTCAGGTGAAGCCACAACAAGTTTGAATGGAGGTATTAATAGTTCTACAACAACAATAGTATTATCAGACGCTTCTTTGTTTCCAACATCAGGGACAAACTTTGTACAAATAGGAAACGAAGAAATTTCTTACACAGGTATATCTAGCAACACTTTAACAGGTGTCACAAGAGGAGTTAGAAATACTACAGCAGCCAGTCACTCTAATGCAGACACTGTAACTAATTCTTCTGACTATGTAGCGTGGGGCGAAGCTGCATCTGGTGACTTAGTTATTGATCCAGGTATGTGGTCAATAGATAACTTTGGAGATAAGATTATAGCTTTAATACACAACGCACAAGTTTTTGAATGGGACTCTAATGCAACAAATGCTACATCAAATAGAGCAACAATAATTTCGGGTGCACCAACAGCATCAAGAGATATGATTGTATCTACACCGGATCGACACTTAGTATTCTTTGGAACAGAAACAACAATAGGAACTCAATCCACACAAGATCAAATGTTTATTAGATTCTCAGATCAAGAAGATATTAATTCATACACACCTACGTCGACTAATACAGCGGGTACGCAAAGACTCGCAGATGGATCTAGAATCGTAGGAGCTGTTAGAGGTAGAGATGCAATCTATGTTTGGACGGACACTGCTTTATTCACAATGCGTTTTATTGGTCCTCCTTTTACTTTTGGTTTTACACAAGTAGGTACTAACTGTGGATTAATAGGACAGAACGCAGCTGTTGAAGTAGACGGCGCTGCATACTGGATGTCAGAAAATGGTTTCTTCAAATATGCTGGTGCTCTTCAAACACTTCCATGTTTAGTAGAAGATTTTGTTTACAATGATTTAAACACAACTGCATCACAATTAATTAATGCAGGACTAAATAATTTGTTTGGTGAGATCACTTGGTTTTACTGCACAGATAGTTCTACGGTAGTAAATAGATCTGTAACTTATAACTATCAAGAGTCTTCTCCAGAAAGACCAATATGGACAACTGGCACATTAGATAGAACGACGTGGCAAGACTCTTCTGTATTTGGTAAACCACATGCTACAGACTATGACGCTGACTCAAACACATCTTATGATGTCGTGGGTAATACAGATGGTTGTACTATCTACTATGAACATGAAACGGGCACAGATCAAGTTACATCTACTGCAGTGACTGCGGTAACTGCAAATATACAGTCTGGAGATTTTGATATAAGTCAAGGCGGTGATGGTGAGTTTTTTGCAAAGATAAGAAGATTCATACCAGACTTTTTATCTCAAACAGGTAATACACAAGTTACATTAAATTTAAGAAATTTTTCTAATAGTAGTCAAGCAAGTTCGCCTCTTGGTCCTTTTACAGTTACATCGTCTACAACCAAAGTAGATACTAGAGCGAGAGCAAGAGCAGTGTCTTTAAAAATAGCAAACACAGGGTCTTCACAAAATTGGAAACTTGGTGGATTTAGAATAGACATACAACCAGACGGAAGAAGATAATGGCAAAGATAGTGCAAATATTAACAAGACCATCACCTATATATAGACAAGATGTGGCTGACGCACAGGTGAGAGATCTTGATGCAATAGTACAAAAATTAAATACAACATACCAACAAGAATTAAAGGATGAAGTTGATGCGCAAAACTTCTTTTTAAATTAATGGCTAATAGTTTTAAAAATAAAAAAGTAGATTTAACTACAACAGATCTTACGACTTTGTATACAGTGCCTACTGCAACGACAACAGTTGTAAAATCAATATTGGTTTCAGAAGATGCTGGATCAGGGGCTAACTTAACTGTAACTTTAGTTAACTCTAGTGGTGCTATATTTAGCTTATTTAAAACTAAAGCTATATCTTCTAATACAACTGTAGAACTTTTAACTCAACCTTTGGTTATGGAGGAAAGTGAGATATTAAAAGTACAAGCTTCTGACGCAAATGAGCTGCACGTTATAGCTTCTATATTAGAAATACAGCCAAGAGAGGTAACAACGTAATGCAAATAATAAAACCAAAAGAGATTATAGAGACTATATCTAATTTAAAGACTGGAGAGGTATATAAAAACGATGAGGAATGGAAGGCAAAAGGCGTGCCACAGGCCGATATTCGAAAAGATATTAAAGTTATTATGCCAAGTCTTGATTTATTAGGTAAAAGCAAGTAGATTGGAAGTTACAGGATTTTAGGCCTGCCTATAAAAGTTTAACTAAATTATGACAATATCAAGAGGACAGATGAAAAGACAATTATATGAAGGTGGCGGAATCATGACCCTTTCAAAAGAAGGTATTGGTGGTGGTGATTATAAAGGTATAGACATGGGCAGCCGAACAGGTTTTGGTATTCTTAAAAAAATATCTAGAGGTGTAAAGAAAGTTGCTAAAGGCGTAAAGAAAATTGCATCATCTGATGTTGGTAAAGCTGCATTAATAGGAGCAGCTGCATTTGGTATACCAGGAACAAGTATAGGTGGTATATTTGGTAGATCATCTTTTATGGTTCCAGCAGGAGGAGCACCAGGTATATTTGGATTTGGTGGTATTGGAAATGCTATAGCTGCAGGTAAGGCAAAATTTTTACCTAGCAGTTTAGTTGACGCAGACGATGTTGTATTAGCTAGTCAAAAAGCTGCAGGAAAAGTTGCAGAAAAAGCAAGTGAAAA